CCTCAAATCGTGAGTATGTGTGTTGTTCACCATTTTGTATAATAACAAACTTATGCATACACATATTTATTTTATTCTAATCTATGTGTTTAGCACAGGCCTGCTATGCTAAATACTAATACGTTCAACCCATTAGGGTCGGAAGTAGCATAAAGCGAAGGAACGCACCTAACTTTTAACAGAGGAGGGTGACATGAACCGATTCGATCATTTACACAAACAATACAGAGAGGCTCGTGTGAAAGCACGTAAAGAGCGTATCCTACAGAGTTCAAGAACTGTGGTAGATGCTAACGCACACGGCACTCAAGGTTATGTAGTAAAGCACGGACCGAATGAAGGCAAGATACTTGCTCATTACAGTCCTAAGTCTACTAATAATTGGTAATTAGTGGGTAAACTCCAACCAAGTGGTGATGCAGTATTTGTCGCCACTTAGGGGAGGATTGCCTCTGTGGGTATGCGTATAGCCTGCAGGACAAAACATAATGCTACCCTGTTTGGCCGGAATCCTTTTGGATTGATACAAGAACTCTGTTTCTCCACCTTCCGCAACTGTGTTAAGATAGGCCATTGCCAGTATGGCTCTTTGACCTGTGTCTCTACTTGCGTGTTCACAGTGCCATATGTGATAACCTTCACTTGGTCGAGTGTGCTGTATCTTGATTGAATGTGATATCTGTATAGGATTTACATTTTCAAATATACCAAACTCACTGATGTAATCATTTACACAATTCTGCATTGCATGATAGTACGGCTGTAGAAGTTTGTTCATACTCAACGCAAAGGTACCTGTTTCACCTTCGTCATACAGCATACTACCGTCCTTGTTCATCTTAGGAGCAGATTCTGATGCTGTTTGTCTATTAATGATACGAGTACCTTCTTGCTGATGGTAATAGTCAATTACTTCTTTGCAGTACTCTGGGGATAACACATTGTCCCATGTTCTAATAAAGTCTTGCATAAACATATTTAAACTACGCAGTTAATAGGTGTGTTAAAAGCGGTTAAACGACCTTTGCTCGTGTAAAAACAGGTTTAGAGTATATTGTATAGCGAAAACAGTTAAAGTGACAAATAAGAGCCATTTAGGGGGTAAAATCCTGCGTTTAAGACGTCTGTCGCACGGGTAGTTTTTGTACCAAGAGTTTTAGTAAATGTAGTTTTTCCAGGATTCGTGCTTTAGAGTGTGTTCAAGTATTTCTTGATTTTTGATTAGATCGTAGTAGGTTGGCTTGTAAGGTACCCTTTCGGGTTTAGGATACAGTTTGTTACCTTTGGCTGTGTTGCAAGGACCACAAGCAGTAACTACATTGGTCCAATTGGTTTTACCTCCACGACTGATAGGAATCACATGATCAAGTGTGCAATCACATCTTCGTAACCGTTCACCACAGTACTGACAACTGAACTGATCTCTCAGCAGTACATTAGGTTTAGTAAAACGCACATTGCTATTTTTTCTTACATACTTCTTTACCATAATCACTGCTGGTACTCGTGTTTCCCATGTAGGTGAATTTACAATCCAATCGTCATACCATTCAAGCACTGTGACTTTGTCTAATACAAAGTACTTGATAGACTCTTGCCATGAGACTGTTGATAAAGGTAAAATGCTATAAGGTTTTGCGTCTGCATTCAGAACAAGTGTATCGGCCAACTTCTATACTCCCTGTACAAATATTTATCGCCATTGATTTATAGTATATAGTTTTGCGTCATAACAGTCAATATAATCTGAGTTGTCTTTGTGTCGTATTCTACCTGTACCATGAATTACATCTCCATCACGATACGCAAATGGTTTATGTATAACAACGTCAATGTATTCTCCATAGTCAGTGCCAAGTGTTACAAACGTAACGTATCTTCCTTTGTTACCTTTGTACACTCTGCCATTAGCAATCAATCCTGAAAACTCTACACGGTCCAACCATTGTTGTCTTACACCAAGTGCAGGAATAAAACTGTTCTTCCACCAACCATTCATTGTAGGCAGTCCGTGCCGGTGTGCTTCTGATTGATATACCCAACGTCTGTATGATCCTTCACAGTGTTTCAAACAGGCCGCCCAGAACTCTTTTGGGTTGTGTGCTTTCTGATATGCTAATGCCCATATAAGTCTACCCAAGTTTACTGCATGGGCTCTACATAAGCCAAAGCCACCAAGTTGTTCAAGAGCCACCATGGCTTCTTTTTTCTTAGGGTGATTACCAAGACGTTCCACAAACTCCATAATCTTTTCATCATTCTTTTTTGCAAATGCTCTACGATACATATCTGCTTCATACATATCAATATCAATTAGACTTGCAATTATTTCAATAGCATCATCTTCAAACACTACTGAATCTTGTACTGCTTCTTTTGACCAGTCATGAAACATTGCGGCCTTTTGTCTACCACTTAATGCTACCGGACGTATCAGTGCAGTTGCAAAAACACAGTCATGAACACTCTTAGGTTTGATTGCTCTAAACAATCTTCGCATGGCAGGCGACTCACCTTGTGTTACTCCTAACACATCACCGCGTGATAATAATGCACTGGTCTTTTCATCTTCTTGTGGATAGTATTCTAATTTGGTTACACCATCTATCTCCATTAACTGTGATAGTCCCCTGTTGGCAAGTATATCAACTTTTAAATGTTCAAGGTCTTCAATTTCATACTTGTCCAAAAGTATTTGGTTGTCTTGTGATATTAAACTTTTTGGTAACTGCCTATCAAACATAATGATGCCGCCACAGTGTTTTGAAATGGCACGTTTCTTGCCGAGCAGTTTCTTTTCTATTCTTTTTGCTTCTTGTACATCTATATCATAATCTTCATACTTGAAGTTACGTGGTAAGTTACCTTTTACACCCAAACGTTTTGCCGCTTCTTTCTTTGCACTCTTTTCTCTATACATTACATAGTTTGATAGACGTGCAGTCTTACCTGGCCACTTTTTAAATATGCGTTGCATAACTTCACCCTGTTGATGATGTTCAAAATCAATATCAACATCTGGTAAATCATCACGCAGTGGATTCATAAAACGTGCTACTGGTATGTTCCATTTGATTGGATCAACATCTGTGATACCTAACAGATAACAAATTAAACTGCTACCTGCAGATCCTCTTGTCATGTGTTGTAAGTCTTGTGTGATGTCTATGATGTCACAAATTTTGTGAAAGTATTCTGTGAACCTTTGATTAAGGATAAGTTCAAATTCCTCTACAAGCCTGTTTTTATATTCATCGCCTTGCGGTATAGTTCTTTTAAATCGAGATATCAGACTCTGTATGTTTTCTAAATCGTTAGCCATATTGCCTCCTAAATGCCTTATGAAATTATTTAGTGAGGATAAAAAGTGTGATTATTGATTTTGGTAAACTATTCTGAACCTAAGTTACCTAAGAACTCACGTAACTTTGTGCTATCTGTTTCTGCACGAATCTTACCAACAGTTTTACCTTCTGCTGGATCTACTTCTGTAGTAGTTTCTTCTTCACTGCCAGTTGTCATACTGTTACGTTTAATTTGATCGTACACTGTGCTTGAACGTTTTGTAAATTCTTGATAGTCTTCATCTTCTGCAAGATCTCTAATACGTAAACTGTCAATATCAAATTCTAAATCAATCTTTGCACCAACACCACTACTACTTCTTGTTTTCATAAGTTGTATCTGATATCTACCACGTTCTTTCATTGCTCTACTTGTAAAGATACCAATCACGTTATCAGCAGTTTGTATCTTAGATAAACCACCTGCAATGTGCGAATGATCAAATTCTATTTCTTCAACACTGGCTCTGTTTAACTGCGATGCAGTTACAAACACTGTGTTACTTTCCATTGCCAAGTTTCTAAGTTCTTCTGATACAAACTTATCTTTAACAAACAAGTCACTTGGCGATACTTTTCTACTCATAGGCATCATTAAGTCTAAGTAGTCAATCAACAGTACATCAACTTTCCTGTTGTTTTTAATTTCATATTCTTTTACAAAACTTCTAATGTCATTTGCATTCTTACCACTTGGCATAT